GTTCTGTTGTTTGTATTCCTACTGCTTCAGCATGGGTTGTTGACTCCATACCAGTTCTTAGTTTAGTATGGAAAGGTTTAATATCATTTATAAAGTCTTCCACAACGCTAACATCATAATTTGCATAGTTTGTTTGTGTTAAACTTAACGGACGGTTGACTTGTAATTTAACGTATGTTGTTTTAAAGGCAAAGTCATCTGTTGTATTTTGTGTGATTGCTTCGTTTAACATATCAAACCAAAGTTTATTATATTTTACTTGATGTTTTCCTATAAACAATCTTGTTCTTATTAAATCAAACAGCTCACTAATAACAACACTACTATCGCTATCAAACGGTACAATATCAAAGCCAGCAGCGTCAAAACCATGACCAAATTTACTTTGGTTCCATAATTCCTCGCTCACCTCTATAGTACCTAACTTTTTCCAACACATTGTCCAGCCATTATTGTAAACATACATTTCATTTCTATTTTTACTATCAGGACCAGGTACGTTTTTAATTAGCATGTACTGTCCATTTAATGGTGTTACAACACCAACACTATCATAATAATCTTGTATTGAATTATATGTATAAGTTGGTGTAGTATTTTTATTAAATTGGTATGTTATGTTTCCATTACTATCATAATCCGTTCTTGACCAATCAACCCAATTCCAATATTTGTTTACACTATATGTTACGTTTGCATTAGTGAATGTGTGATCAAATGTATTTTGCCAATTACTTGTATCAGAAACAATTGGTGTTTCTGCAAGTAACTTGTTTAAGCTATATACAAAATTGTGTCTTGCATCAACTAGGTTCCTATACAAAGATTGTACAGGTCGAATACTTTGCCCATATCTGTTGAACTCATGTAAATTAAGATCTGGAACCATTTGTCCACGCCACACATTGATATCGTCTGTCTCAGTTTCGGCTGGTAACGTATACTCTTGAATTTCTGCCCAGTATGTCATTGCTGAATCTAGACTTGGTTGTTGATTTATGTTATCAGGTATAACTGCCTGTCCAAACATCCTGGCAGGGAAAGTACTTACATAATATTTACCACCGTCAGTTACAACATCATTTATTCTATATGTTGTACTTGCATTCCACGCTGTGTAAACCACTCGCTCTTGATAGTTATTAAACCCTGACAAACTGTCACGCATTTTTATATGAAGCTGTTCAGGAATAACACTGTCAATATCACCATCACTTAATAATGTCCATTCGTTTAACGGAAGTGCATTACTATCATATATTTGGTTAACTTGTATTACTGAGTTTTTATTAACATAATTGTCTACATTGTTTATAAACAATAAATTACTGCTACTCGCTGCACACCAACTTAGATCAAATCCACTAGGGTTCTCCATCAATCTTGCTAATTGATAAGTGTTGTAGTTTCTTTGTCCACTATAGCTAGTTTTGTTCTTAACCCAAAAGTAATAAAACGTTTCACTCTCGTTGGATTTATTATTATAATAGGTTTGTTCTGCCCAATAATACAACTGTTCGCCATCTAGCATTACTGAATATGCTTCTCCGCTTGCTGGTTTACCATCAACTAAGTTTCCAAAACTAACAAATTGTTCCCACTGTTCAGGTAAAACTGGACTGCGTGTCCATTCATAAATGTCAATACTTGCACCATCAAACAATCTACCCCAATTACTTTGTTGATAATCAATACTACCTTGTTCATAGTTTAAATAAATTGCACTGTTAATATCCCACCAACGCTGTCCAACATTGGTTGCTCCCCAACATCTAGCTTCATCTAATTGACCGTCAATAGTAGTATGATTATATGTTGCAATATCACTACTTACTATGAAATCAATTTCGTTTTTAATAAACCCAGGAATAATACCTTTTGCTGGATCAAATGTTTCTATAGTAGTAATCGTAGTTTGCGATTTAGCATCATAGATTTTAACATTTTCTATTAGATCATTTCTAGCCTGATTTGGCATAGATCTAATTGCTAACCATTCACCATTTGTATGTCCAACTGTATTACTAAACGTGCCAGTCCACTTATATACAGTTGGTGTGCCTGTGTTGTCATCATTAACATATGCATAAATGGGAGTTTGTTGATTATTTTGTCTATAGCCACTAAAGTTAAATTTATACGCACCACCTGAATTTGGTGTACCTTTTAGTACCTTAGTATTATACTCAGTGTCTAATGTTGCTTTGTCTTTAAATGTAACATTTTTTAGTGGATATACATTTCCTTCTGTAGCTTCCGTTTCAATATATTCATCTATATAAAATTTATTTGATGATGACGTATCAACTTTGGTTACTTTATGTATTCCATCAATATTTGGTTTACTATTACTACCACGTATTAATACATAATCACCAACTAATACATTGTGTGCTTGTGAATTTGCCAAAATAATTTCTGCATCGTCTGCTTCAGTGATTCCAGCACAAATTCTATGTGCATACATTCCAAAGTCCATTGTTTGGTAAACGGCATAGCCCCTATTAAAGTTTCCTTGGAAACTATTATCAGCAACCCATATACTAAACAAGTTTGGATCATAAGTCATTTGTTGAAATACTACATTATTATTTACTATAGCTTCAAATACATTTGATACTGTACTTTGGGTTGCACTATATGTTAGTGCAGTAAGTCCAACTGAACTGTTACTAGTACCTGCACCAATAATAAGGATAGGGTTTGTACTGGTTATTTTTAGTCTGTTATTACTATTACTTGCTGTAACACCAGTAATTCCTTTACTGTTAATTTTTCCAATTATTGAAGTAATGTCTAGATTAACGTCAGTTTCAGTTGTTGTTGTACCAGCAAGGATAACACCAGTTGTCAACCCTATTACACTATTTGATGTACCACCACCAATAAACAAGGTAGCGGCATTACAGTTTATTTGTAATAAGTTTGTGTTTGAACTATTAATCTGAGCAGTTATACTTGTAATGCTAGCTGCATTAATTTGATCAACAACTTGTGCAATTGTTAAATTTGGAGTACTTGATGCAACACTACTAGTTGCTGATGTTGTATCAGCTGGTATACCCACATCACCATTTGCTGTTCCTGAACCAATAATTAAATCAAACGCAACACCAGGAGTAGATGTTGTCTTAGTTATACGCAATCTATTACTGCTATTTTGTACTGTAATATTTGCTATACCAATTGATGTAATTCTATTAATAATATCACTCAGTGTGTATACTTTAAATCCACTTGTTGTTTCTGTAGTTACAATTGTGCTTGGCGTGATAACACTGCTAGCATTAGCTGAGTTTGTTAAGTATGTTTTAAACCCAAGCATGTATTGACCATTTGCAATCGCAGCCTGTGATCCAGATATATGTGCTGGTGTAATAATTTGTGTTCCAGCTAATACTGCTGATGCAGTATATGGACTACCATTTAATAAGTTTATGATAGCAACGTCATCTGTTATTAATGCAGCAAGTTGACTTTGATAAGCTGGTGCAGCATTGTATTCTACAAGAAGTTGACTAATATTTAATTGTCCAGCACTTGTACAGTATGTGGACATAAAGCTAGCCCAAGCCGCGGCACCATTAACTGCTACATATGCACTTCTTAATGCTTCAAGTGCAGCAATTCTATTGGTACTACTATGTGAAATACCAGCAGTACTAAATGCATTACTATATGCAACACTGGCAGTAATGTTTGCTGTATTATTTTGTGTTTCATTGAATGGTATTGTGTTACCATCAATAATTAATGTTTTAGCTGCACTACCATTAATAGTTGGGTTAGTTGTGGTTCCGTTTATTACAATATCATTAAACGTTGTTGTATTCACCACGTTAGAAAATACAATTGTTTGCGCCGTTGCAGATGTCGTGCCTAAAATTAAACTACTACCATGAGTAACTACGTTTGAGCTAACTAAATCATTTCCACCGATTTTTTGTATTACGCCTTGTACTGTTGATGTTGCAGTACGTGTCAGTGGAATTGATATATTATCTAATATCAGTGTGTTTGATAAATTACTAGCTACATTTGGTAATGTAATACTTCCGATTACTTCAATTGGATCATTTGGTGTAGTTAAGCCACTACTGCCATCAATGTCCACCATTTGCCACGTTTTGCCTTGGTGTAAAATTTTGTCATTAAATTTGTAGCTTGTTCTATTATTCCAAGCATAAATGTCTTGCCATTCTCCTGAAAAATTATAATCAGTTTTTGTTTCCAAAGGAAACGTTGCAAGATCATCTCTGTTTATTACTCTGTAATCTACTTCACTTGTTAGCGGTAATCCTGCAGTTATAAAGTCATTAGCATAAGTTTCTTCATAACTAATAGTATCACCAGATTCTAAAATTCTTGGAAGTCTAGTTGTAAAGTTGTCTCCTGGAGTACCAGTAACAAGTAACGGACTATTATGATCAACATCAATAACAACATCAGTTAAAACATCATTAACTTCTTCTGCGCTAAATCTAACTGCCTGTGGGCTAGTAGTTAATAAGTCTGGTGTTATTTGAAATTCTATAGTATCTCTACTACGTGTATCACCATAATCAGCTGTTCTGATTGCCCACTCTTCATGTATATTTGCCGTTGCATCACCATCAAATAATGATTTATTTTTCATAAACGCATCTAATGCAAGTCGTGTACCTCTATATTTTCGAGTACCTTTTATGAATTCATACAATGTGTCATCATCTATGTCAAGTTTAGAACTCCATTCTGGTTTGTTATATCCAACATTAAATCTTGCAACATCAACAATTTGTTGATTATTGATGGTGTTCCCTCTTCCATAATACTGGTCCATTTCTCTTGCACTAGTATCTAAGTTATCCACAATAGTATTATCAGTTATAATATAGCCTGGTGCATATAGCTTACCATTCCAGTTCTTAGTTTTACTACCACGCCATTTAATTCTTGTGTGTCTTTGCCCAAGTGCTGGATTATAGATAACATCATCAAAATTTGTACTATTATCAAATACAATCGCATGTTCAAGTTCAACTTTGTAAAGTCTAATACCCGCAATAAATGTTTTATCAGGATCTTTAACTGATATTGTTGTTATTGCATCTTCACCTTTATCAAATTCACGAACTATATAAATTTCACTACTGCTGATTTGTTTACCATATGGATCTATTAAATTATAAACCCCATCATATTTGCGATCAATATTATCATAATATCCAACTGGACCATCAGCAATGCTGATTGTGCTAGTACTAGGCATTAACACACTTGATTCATTTAATATTGCAGTATCAGCCCATTGTAGGAAGTTGCTTGCCATTGCATCCCAAGTTTCCTGCCACCCCTGTTGCCTTGCATATTCGCCATAACCACGTATTACGTCATAAACCGCTTGCTCACTTAAAAGAACAGTGTTATAAGATAGTGAGTGTAAAGTTTGCCCAAAGTTTAAATATTTTGTAACACTGAACTTATCACTTACTACTGTAGTACTTGTACCGCCTTCATTTGTAGCGTAATACTTGAATGATCCGTCACTATTGTCAAATCCAGATATACTATAACCAGTACTTACTTTTTTAACTTTAACGCCACCAATAAAAAGTTCTTTATTGGGCTTAGTAGTATAAAAAATAGTGTTATAATTTTCTTCTGGTAATGCAACTTTTCCTTTATCTTGGCTACTTTCCAAGATAAAGTTTTGATTATTTGTGTTAACAAATCCTCCTGCTCTAACAATTGGATTGTATTGTAAGTTTTTAAATCTGGTTGTTAATTCAGTAGCATTGGATTTATTGTTTGTTACATAATCAACAATACTGTTACTCAACCCTGATACATATTTTCTAGCATCTTTGGATAAATTTACTTCAAGAGTTGCATTTCCACTAGAGATGGTTACTGTTGGTTTACTATAATAATTTTCTCCAGGGGTTAATACTGATACTCCAGTAACAGATCCGGAACCAACTGATCCTAAAAGTTGTCCACCAAAACCAAAATTATCATATACTGTAAGTGTAGGTACTGTAGAGTATCCAGTTCCACCATCAGTTACGGTTACACTTTCAATTATACTACCTGGATATATTGTGTTACTAAGTTCTATCTGCCTGTTATTACCAAGCTGTTTTTTATTATCATTATAATAAATTGACGAATAGTATTGGTATCCTGTAGTTTTCTTTCTAGTTAAACTATTGAAGTATGTATTTAAGATCCAATTTGGTCTTAGTTTCATAAGACCAAATATCAGTGAAAATTTATATTCACTACTTGCACGCCAATCAGCTTCTACTGGTCCCCAATCACCAAATACAAAATCTTTACTTGCATTTACTGGTGTAGGCGCTGTTACTATTCCTGCAGTAACTGGATCATTTAATACTCCACCTGTTGTTACTAAAGTATCAACCATCCACTGGTATTCACTATATGTATAATTATCATCATATACTGGTGTTAGTGACGGATCAGACACTTTGCCCCATCTTAATGCAGTATTTAATGCTATACGTTTGAATGCATCAGTCCAACTATAATATGTATCCCACCAAGTTGGTTTTATGTTATGTCCTAACATTTCCCAAGGATGCGTATGTGGTCTATCTGTATTAAAATAATATGTATATAACCCTCTCCAGCCGCCAATTCCTGGTCCTACACTACTGTAATTCCATGTAAATTTATCAGTACCGTCATAATACAGAACACGATTTAGTGTTGTAACATTGTTGCGAAGTTTCCAACTATTAAATTCACTTGCTAGACTATTATTCAAATCATTCCATGTATATGCAAGTGTTTTATGAGATGTAGGCATAATTTCAGTATATGATGTAACTGTATTCAATGAGGCGTTTAAGTTATTACTAATTCTATTTTCCAAATCCCATAATGCTGCATCCTCTATACTAAATCCAGCAATGGACTTATTAAACATCTCGGTACCTTTACGATAGTGTACACTACCATCGTGTCCAGTAATAACTGCATCTGTTGCTGTACCTGTACTAGTAAATGCATAATTATTTGCTATCTCTGGAGAATATGGCTTTACCAATCCTAATTTTACTGCACTAGGGGGAATATAGCTAACACTATCTTGTGGGTACCATCTTATATGAGCGTATGCAAGTCCACTTGAATCAAATGTTACTACAGGATGTATATTAATTGTATTAATTGTTAGTGTGTATTCATGTGATTGTAATGGTCGCCAAATTGGTTCATTATTAGCGTCTAAACTGTTAATCCAAACTTGTATATGGTTTTTTGTATCGCCATAGGTGTTAACTACTTTAGGTAAATCAAATAGTTGCGGCATTGATGCTGTCCAACTGTAATCCTGGCTTTCAAAATCTTTATACATAGCCATATTACTATTATTAAATTCGCTGTCTGTATTCTTACCTAAGTTAATAGACGCTAGTGCAGCATCTACAATTTCATGTACTGGAGTTTCTAATGGGCTATTATTGTATATTTGAACAACTTTTTGTAAAAATTGTGCTTTAAATCTTCTATAGCTCTGTGTACTGTATCTTATTGAACTATAAGGGTCAGTGTCTGGATCTGACAATAATTGTCCCAGAACTTCTGTACTGAACGGCTGTTGTCTGATAGTTCCACCAAATTCATGCAGTTGTGTCATAGTATGATAATTATTTTCACCAAATAAAGTTGTTTGGTGTTTTGGTGTGCTGTCTAATTGGTGCTGCATATGTGTCATAAGATCAGCATAGCTACTAGTTTTAAGAGTATCATTTTGTGGATTAAGTATATGAGAATCAGCTGGTAAAAAATCACCTTCAGCATCTGCACTTAATTGACTATTACTATGATAAGTTACATCAAAAACATCGTCAATTGCTGATGTATTGATAGTAATAACTCCATTAGCATATGTATAATTTGTAAACTCAACACCGTTTTTTAACACTTGAATATTAGTATTGTTTGTGTTATCTGTTACGTACACTATACCATAAATGTTAGGGTTAGTTACATTTCTATATTTGAATGCAACTTTATTGGCAGCGCCAGCAGCAACATTTATTGTAAATTTATCGTTAGTGCCGTTTGCACCTCGAGTAATTCCACTAAATGCCGTTCCATCTAAATTAACAAACTCAATTGCATTGGGATTAAATTTACAATGTACAGTATAGTCTACACCTTGATCCATAAACAAATGTGGATTTCCGCCGTTTGTACCTTCTACATAATAATTGTTATTTGCGGTACTAAAGTTAAAAGTATTATCTATACCAACATCAGTTGTTCCTAACGTAAATGTTACTGGTGTGGTGTTATCTGTTACTATTTTTTGTATATGTCTACGTACTGGCTGTTTATCTCTACTAACCACCCATCCATTATGATATTCACTACTTTCTATATTTTTATAGTAGTAGTAACCTGGGATTTCTTGTAAATTAGTTTGGTCTTGTGGTGTATTAATACTATTGTAGTTATATCTAATAGAACCTAATCCAAAATCAAAACTCAGTCCTGGTGTGTTACCATAGTCTATATATCTTGGGCTAAATTGTAATGCTGTGTCTAGTTTACTTGCACTGTTTCTTCCATAGTCAAAAATCTTATCACCAACAAATGTGCTATTAGGATACACAGATGCATCTTCCAATGGAGTGAGATCAATATCATAAAGACTAAACAGTATATTAGAACTTAACCCCATTTTCTGCTGACTGTAAATCCATGAACTTCCATTCCAATGCCATTCACTCCCACTTCTTGGCGCTATTATGTCATTGGTTTGTAGTTGTGCATTATTATACCCATGTATTACACTAATCTTAGTACCAACAGTACTTGGAGTATGTACTAGTGCTAAATTTATACTAGACCCAACTCCACTTACTGTGTAAATTTTATTATTAAATGTTGCGTTTGTACTATTCAAGAATAGAACAGTGTCGCCGTCTACCAATGGTGATATTTCAACTCTATCCCAATATGCGGTCTGTGCTTTGTTTAGATTTTTCGGATCCAATGGATCCTTGGCAATGCCATGTGCCTTTACACATTCATAATAATTTGAAACACCAAGGATAGATATTTTTACTACTTCACCAACATTATAACCTTTGTATGCATCCCATGCGGTTGCTGTACTGGTATCAAAGTGATTCCATGAGGTCTGTCCAATAATTGCAGTTGCAGGATCAACACTTTCCTCAATTAAGTGGGTAACATATAATGATGAATTATCTGTTGCATCATAATTAGATAGCCCAGCATTGTATTTTTCAATATTTTTTCTAAATTCAATAATAGGGCGTACTGCTCTGAACGTATCAACTATCCAATCTTCATAAGTTTTTCCTTGATAAGTTAATACCGCTTGCGCTGCTTTCTCATGTATCCATAAGTTACTTCTTGACCATGCACTTTGATCTTGACTGATTCTAGACTCAATAATATAATCTCTAGAATAGTTCCTAGTTTCACTATCTAGTGTTGAATCAAAATCCCAAGTTGTTGATGTTTCAGTAAATCCTTCTTGTGATTGTGTTGCGAATATTGTACTATTAAGCCAAGTTCTTTTATCATATACATTATTAGCTGGCCCTATTGCATATTGTTTAGTTAGTTTAATATTATCACCAACTCCGTCAACAATATAAATGTCATCTACATTAAATGCACCACTTGTACTATGTGAATAATAAGTTTTTATTATAATTTCATCACTAATGTTTGGCGCAGTATTAAAAGTTAAAATTCCAGTAGTTGGATCATATACATAGCTTCCAGGAAGAACACGAGTGTTATTTTTATATACTTTAACTACTGTAGCATTATTTGATGTTGAATTAAATGTTACGTTACCAACAACACTTTGTGTAAATGTTTCAGTACTAGATGGTGTGAATCGAATACGCATACCATTTTGTAATGCTAACGTCTTTCCACCATTTAGTGTTGGTGTAGTATAGTATGGACCATTATTAGCAATATCATCTATATCAATTGTGTTCGCTAAAGTTGCAGGAATATCACATGGTGGTAGTATATCAACTAACCAAAAATATCTATGATAATTGATAAACATATCATAGTTAACAGGCAAGTCCAAGGTATAACCATTTTCACCTAAACTTATGTTTTGTTGATTAGTTTCCGCTTCGTTAAACTTTAATGCAGAAATCATATCAGCATATGATAGCGCACTTGTAATATTGTTATTATTGTCTCTGTTTACTATTCCTGGAACAAATTGATGACTGTCAACTGGTCGGTTACTTTCAAAATAACTGTCACTTGCAATTTTTTTATTATACGTCCCACCTACCACATTATTAATTGCCTGTAGACTACCACTACTCATTAATTGTTCTAATGTACTATCTAAGAATCGACCATTAATTGCTGTTTGAAAGATATTTGGAAGTAGCTCTTTTACAGAACGTGTTCCTATATAATCTACACTCTCACCAGGACGGGTGATAAGAGGGGCAATTATCGGGTTTGTTGTGCGGTCATTCATGTGATGCTAACTCCAGTATTTGCAGCAATTGTAGTAGCATTATTACTAACACTATTACTAATAGTTATATTCCCAGTGGTTAGCACTGGTAAAAATAACTCGTCACTATCTGATATTATTTCAAACAGTTCTGTTGTTTCAGCTTGTGCTGAAACTGGACTAATTGTAACTTGACTAATTTGTCCTATCATATTATTATGAATAAACGCAGCTAGCTCTGTAAAATAAAATGTTTCACCAAAGTCCCAGTTGTCAATTGCAAAATATTCAGTGATTAATTTGATTACTTGTTGTTTAACTTCAGTATCGCTCATTGTGGCGGTACTAGTACGACTAACATTAAATTTAGCTTGAAGTTCACTACTAGCCAAATCACCAAATAATATTTTATATTTTACTGGCCGATATATAATCTGATCACTTATACTTTTTTTGTTTTCTAAACTCTGAAACATTTCTCCTAGTTCAGTAACAGTTGGATTATTTGGCTTTGTTTGTGGCAATCCATCATATAATGCCCATGCTCTATATAAATTATCGTAACTTGACAATAGTACATACGTATCTATAATATTTGTAGTACTTGGATCAATTACTTGATTTACATCAGCTATTCTACTATACTTTGATCTAAGATTACTTCTGCCAATAACCGCAGTATTTCCTGCACTGTTTTCATTATCATAAACAGTAAAGTTGTAACCATTTTCACGTATAGTTTTTAGTTTGATTGTCCCGTTATTAATAATTCTGTTAAATGATTCTGGATCATTGGGGAACCCATCTTTATTTGGATCACTAATTGATACTCTAATTTTATGAGGATCAGTGTATCCATCAGCATATGTAAAGTAACCTACTACATTAAAGTCATAATTTTTACCTAAGGGCACACTACTAGATGTACTCTCTGCATTTATGTCTAATACTCTAAGACTATCTCTTAGTGGCTTTAGGGTATCACTACTAAATGATTCTTCAAAATTTAGGTTATTAAATCTAACAGTTTGATCACTTCCGTAAATATATCGAGTTTTTCTTGTAAGTATTTCCCATTGTGAACTACTATAGTTAACTCGTAATATCCAACTTTGATCAGCACCTGTGCTAGTATTATCACCTTCGTATGATCTGCTCCAATTACTAGCTAAGTTATTAGTTGTACTACTAGTTGGTAAATTTGCGCTTTCTACAATAACCCATTCTTGGTTTGTTGCATCATATCTCAAACCAAAACTATTGTTTGCATCTAATTTACTAATTAAATTACTTTTTACTGTTTTAGTTGTGTCATTTACCCAACTTGGAACAATACGATTAATTCTAGCACCTGTTGGTATTACAGCGTCTAATGATATTGCGCCTTTGCCTGATGCATCATCACCAGTTGGTGTTCCGTCAGATGCGTCAATACCAAGTCCATCTTTATAGATATTGGTTACTCTTGCCCATTTAGTATCTGCGCTTGCTATTGTACATTTTGCTATAGCACCAGTACCACCACCGCCAGTAAAACTTATACTAGTAGCATCTGTATAATTTACACCACTATTACTAATTGTTACACTAACAACAACACCTGCATTGATGTTTGCAATTGCAGATGCATCTGCACCGCTACCACCAATTACGACTGTAGGAGGGGTTGTATATCCACTTCCACCTGCTGTTACACTAATTGTATTAATATAACCACTTTTAAATGGAGTAGTAATAAATTCTACTAAACTGTTTTTTTGTATTTTTTTCATTGGGTCAGCTGCTAGCTTACCAACTCTTTGTACTGGCGTATTAAATGTAATATATCCAGTACTTGTATTGCTTGCGCTTGTTGACTGATTCCAACGATATGTATTTGTTATTGATCCGTCTATTGTAAAACTTGTAATGCCAGCCGTAGTATCTGTATAATGTAATTCGGCGGTTGCTGCTGGTAATCCACTATAATAATGTTTATTATAGAAAAAATTCTTTACTTCTGGATTGTCAAGTATAGGTTTTAAAAATCTTTGATATAATTGTTCACTGTTATATCTACTAGGCAATGCAACAATATTTCGAGTAGTTATATCCTCTTGATACAAGTATCCATCATCCATGAACTGCACGGCATCAGTATAAGTTGCTGTTGGGTCATACAAATCACGATATCTACTATGCCCACTGTGTACACGGTTAATGCTTTTGATCTTACGAATGTTTTCGCTAACTGTTAATGGAAAAATACTATAGTCGTCTGCTGTAACCATTCTATCTTGTGTAGCAAAAAATCTACTTGCATTGACTTTAATACTATTGAGGCTTTCACGCTCACTTGCATTAGTAACATTTGACTTTAAGCTGCACCCCAATGATGCTTCATATGTATTTCCATCTTCGCCAACATAACTAAATTTATATGTTGTACCGCTAAAATTATTAGAGTTTAACGTATATGTTTGATTAAGTCCAGTTCTATACCATACTCTAACAATGCCACGTGGAATATTACCAAACGCACCATCACCAAATACAATACTAACTTGATCATCTTCTCTGCTAGTAACTGTGTAAATATTTTTGTTACCATTACTGATCGCATTAAAAATACTACTACTACCAAATTGTCTATCTATTCGTGTCCAATTAGCTTGAACTTGGCCTACTTCGTCAACTGTTTGTACCCAAATATTGCCATTTGCAATATTGTTTACATTAATATCAAGTACCATATTAGGTAAGCCATTTTGTATTGAGAAATCTTTATTCTCTAACGTACCCTGTTTAAATCCTACAAAAAATCCAGTGTTTGGACTACTAAATCCACTGTTATCATTTCTATAAACCATATCAAAAACACCATAAGGGTCAGGAGATTTTTCTTGCAATACGTTTTCTGTTTGATTATAAGCAATACTGTGTATACCAAATGCTTCACTAACTCCGTTAATATTTCCTCTAAATAAATTACTAACTGTTGTATTAACACTATTTGTTCTATATACTTCGTTTATGATACCATTTTTTGTAAATCTGGCAAATGGCGATCCAAACTTATTGCTTGATTGTAATATAGAGTTTAATACTGTTAAAAAGTTTTGATAAGCATCTGGATCGGTAACATCATCAAATTGTAATGTTGTGTTAGCAAGGCTACTGCCATCTACATCATATACTGTCTGTGATGTTCTTATACTGTTTATTTTTAATAGTCCACTTGCCACAACATTTCTAGTAGGAGTATAACCTAAAAATTCAGCAATACGTAAGGCGCTTTCTCTGCGTTCTGCTGTACTTAAATAATTCTCTCTACTTGCTAAGTCACTTCTAAATGCTAAGTTATGTCCAAGAAATGCCATAAGTTCAATTAAACTTACAAATTCACTTGAACTAATCCAATCATTAAAATTTTCTGGATAGTTGGTAGTAATATATTCTACCATTGCGTTTCTAATTGTTTCAAAATCGTATGCTTGAAAGTTTGCTTGTGCAAAACTTTCATATACTACACTAAAATCTTCCGCAGCAAATAAACTGCTCTGTCTTGCGCCCTGTGCCATTATTCTATCTCACCTACAAAATTTAAGTATAGCTCTTCGGCTGTACCTGTTGAAATGTATTCTAATCTAACCTGTATTCTCAACGTATGATCATCAGGTTTAGTAACTAACGTTTCTAGCGGTTTCCATCGTGGATCACTATTAACAATTCTCTCAACATCTTCATGAACTGCTTCTTCTGTCATACTATCAAGTGGATCAAAAACTAGATCCCACACTATGCTTCCAAACTCAGGATTCATAACTCGCTCGCCTTTTCGTGTATAAAAATGATTCATAAGATCACGTTTTGCCAGCTCTGAGTCTGTCAGTGTTCTACTTGAGAATGTACTATTGAGTGTACTATATCCGTA